TGAAAATATGGAAAGTATGATTATTAAATTAATTGGAAGATGGAATCAAAGCGATGATAAGTTAGATAGAAAATTTGATGCTCTTAATAAAGAAATAAATGATTTAGATAATCAAGTATCTGAAATTAAAGGAAGTCTATCTAGAGTAAATGGAAAACAACCATGAAGTTAAATACTAATATATCCATTGAAAATATTGTAACTATTATAGCACTTGTTTGTTCAATGATTCTTGCATTTGGATTTATACAATATGATATTGATATGATCAAGAAACACTTAGAATTGAAAGTTGATAAAAAGGAAGTTATGGCAGATAGAAATCTTATAACTTATAAGTTAGATGTTATAACTGCTGAAATTGAAGAAATGAAAGTTTCACTAAAGGAAATAAAAGGAGAAATACATGGACTTCGTAAGTGATTGGTTAAGTTGGTCTAATCTATTTTATATGGTAGGATTAGCCATAGCAGGTTATGCTACATCAGTAACTGCCAAGAATAGAAATATTGTTGTACAGATTGGCGAATTAGTTAAGGCTTTAGAGGATGGATTAAAGGATAAGAAGTTAACTAAATCCGAAAAGGATAGAGTTATGAAAGAAGCCTTAGATGTTGCTAAAGCAGTTATACAGAGCAAATGGAAACTTTGGGGGTAACATGCCACGTTTTGGAAAAAGATCTAAAGAAAGATTAAAGGGAGTTAAGCCAGAACTCGTGAATGTTCTAAATGAACTGATAAAGATAATGGATGTTAGCATTATTGAGGGTTTAAGAACAGAGGCTAGGCAGGAACAACTCGTTGCACAAGGTAAGTCAAAGACAAAGTATAGTAAACACTTAGAAGGTAAGGCAGTTGACTTAGCTCCCTACCCAATTGATTGGGATGACAGAGAAAGATTTCATTATATGGGTGGAATGCTTCGTGGAATTGGTAAGCAAATGGGTGTAAATATTCGCTGGGGAGGTGACTGGGATTCAGACGGTGAGATAAAAGACAATGGCTTTGATGATCTAGTTCATGTGGAGATAAAATAATGAAAAGGTTAAAGTACTCGAAAACAATGATTTTAATTCCTAACGTAAAAAAGTTAGATACTATTTCTGTTTCTTGTGCTTATATAAAGTTTAATGCCTAAACAAATATATCAATTAAAAGACTTTAGCGGGGGATTAAACAACCTTAAAGACGCTGCAGATATTGGAGACAATGAAGTAGCTGAAGCTAAGAATATGTCATTCACGGAGCAGGGTGCTGTTGGTGGTGCTTTTAATATGAAGCATGGTGTTGGAACAACTAGTGGTAATAATTTAGTTACTACTTACAATACAGGCACAGGTGACCATATAGATCACTTAGAAGCTGGTTATGGTTTAGGATATTTTGAAACAGATCATTATGTGGCAGATGGTCTTACAAGGTCTGTTGCGTTAACTGCGGGTGCTAATAATGAAGGTTTTTATTTCATTTATACTCAAGCTTCTGGAAAAGTATATGTTATAGCAAAAAACGATGGAGAAGGTACTCAAAAAAATAATCCTACAGATGGCTCTCCTGGTAGTGCTACTAACGATATAGATTTACATGTTTGGTTTCCTACTGGTTCAGAAATAAAAGTAGCTGGCTCAACTAGTGGTACAGGTGGTAGTGCTACAACTATAACCGCTGGTACAATGGATGGAATATATACAGTTGTAGGTGGCAATGGTTCAACATTTATAATTTTAAACAAACCCCCTAACAATATGATAGCAGCTGCATACGGAGGAGTTTCTCCAAACGTAGCTGAAATATTATGGTTTACAGCAACCATTACAGCTATACCCTCTGGTGATAAAGTTTTATTATTAGCACATCCAGATGAACATAAAATAGACGTGTATTCTACAAGTAGAGATATTGATAGTACTGGTTGGATAACTGATGCTATTACTTTGCAAGGCTGGTCAGATGATAATACAAAAAGTCGAGTACTTTATTATAAATCTGAGGAAGCTATACGTTGTTGTGATACCAATAGAGATACAAATGGTAAGATACAATGGTATGGATGGATATCAAGACAACATTTTTCATATCCCGGAAATGCCTATACAAATGAATATAGTGGATATTACGCTAAAGATAATAATCTAGCACCTCCTTCATATGGTCAATATGAAAAAGACGCTGTTACTTTAGTATACCCTACAGCAGGTAAAGGATTTAATGTTAAATGTCTTACAACATCAGATGCTGGTTTAGTTGAGGGAAAAACTTATGAGTTTGCACAATCATTTATATATGACGGAAATCAAGAGAGTTTATTAAGTCATTATAGTAAGCTTGATAACTCACCAATTTCTACATTAGATACAACTTTAGTAGCAAATGATTTAAAACAATTAAATATTCAAATAGGAGCTAAAGGTCCTTATGATCCACGTATATCTGGCGGTAGAATTTATATTAGGGAAAATGGTACAGATGATGAATGGAATTTACTTTTAGATATTGACTTAACTAAGGGAGCTAGAATATCTTTAACTGGAGATTATACAGAATGGAAGTCTGCGTCTAGTACAGAATTCTATATAGGAGCAGCAGTTACTACGTATATGGTTATAGATAGTATCAGTCCTTTAACATATGAAGTAATTAATGGATATCCATCAAGTATCTTTTCTAATGACCTTGGAGCTATTGGAGAAAGCTGGAAAGATGCTGTAGTTTCTAATGGGAGAGTTTTTGTCTGCAACGTAAGAGTTAAAGATGAAAATAAAGGGCAGCATAAGATTCGAGGTATAGCTGGAGAAGCTGACCTTACTGAGTTTAGAGATAGAATTATGTATTCTATGCCTAATAGATATGATGTATTTCCTTCATTTAATTTTATTGAAGCAGCTAAAGGTGACTCAGATCACTATATGGCAATAGAGTCACATGCTGATAGGTTGCTTGGTTTTAAGAAAAACAGTATGGATATAATAAATATATCTTCTCCTAGTGATGCTAATTGGTTCTTAGAAGACACTAAAAATTATATGGGAGTTGCGACTCATCTAGCTGTAGTTAAAACTCAATATGGAATAATGTGGGTAAATAAAAATGGTTTATTTTTATATGACGGTCAGAATATAACAGATTTAACAGAGAATAAAATTGATGATGATACTTGGTATAGTTTTGCAACTACTTCAAGTGGTATTATATACGATGAAGTAAAGTCATCTGCATTTGTGGTTAAATCATTTTCATCAGATGGTGATGCTTATATGTGCGATTTAAAGAAAGGAAACTTTACTTATTTAATTGATTTTACACACGATGCAATTACTAATCCAGTAGATACTAATTTTTCTGATACTCCTAATACTATGGTTGGAACTATTGAGAATATTGCTTCTGCTGGAAATCAAACTAGGTTTTATAAACTACACAGAAGTCCACAAGCTCAAACTGGTGTAGAACTGCAAACAAAGAATTTTACACTTGGCGACCCTAATATAATAAAAAAGATATATGCTATTTATATTACTTATCAAGCTTCAGCAAGTATAGCAGCAGATATACATTATAGCACAAATGGTGGTACTAGTTGGACCAATACATCTGCTGGTCCTTCTACTATAGATAGTGGTACAGCTGGATGGAAAAAAGGTAAATGGGCTATAGGCACCCCACCATCAGCGTCTACTATTATGGTGAAGATAGATGGTTCAGCTTCTAATCTAATAAAGATAAATGATATAGGAATTGAATACAGACCTATACACAAAAGAATGGCTTAATGGATAGAGTATCAAGACAGATAGCTAATTCTAAACAGGAAAAGATACAGGTTGTAAGGTCACAACCGTCTGCTGCAACATTACGTGAGGGACAAGAAGTAATGTATCTTACCAGAGATAATAGACTTGCAAGATACAGGAAAGAGCAAGGTCGTCTTTGGGTGTCACATATGAATGCAAATGAAAATCAAATAGTTGATAACAATTTAAGTGTTAAAAGAGACCTATCTGTAGGTAAAGATTTAAAAGTAGATGGTATATTAGATGTAAATGGTAGTGTTGATTTAGACGGAAATATGGATATTAATGGAACTCTTTCTGCGAGCCAGATTGTACAACATACAGGTAATACTGGAACTAA